AACAATGTCTGCAAATGAGTCAGGATCACGATATGTCTCTGTTTTGCTCAACTGCTCTGCAGTTGCAACAGCAGAACCATGACCTGCAACAATTGCACCATAGTTACTGTTTTGGTTAGCAGTACCTGATGTTCCTGGACCAGTACCTACTGAAGGTAGGTTGCTAGAAACATAAACTCTAAAACCTGCTAAGTTGTTTAGAACAAGACCATTCTTAACTGAAGCTTCTGCATAGTCAGCATTGACTAACTTAGAATTTTCATCAGAAAGTAGTTCCATAAACACAGGATCAATAACTAACCATCTATCCTGTGTATCAACCTGCTGTTGATTTAAAAGTCGGTTCATTCTGTTTACAATCTGCATTGGTGATGCAGTTGCTGTTGGAACAGCTGTAGCACCATTTGGAACATTAGCCACAGGAATTGAATGATCTCCTGCAGAAGTTGTTGTTATGTTACCAAAAGAACTTTTAATTAACTTCATAGAAGTAAGAAGTTCATCTGATCCTGCTGTTGATACAGACTTAGAACCATTAACACTAGTATTAACAGCGTCAGCTACAGAATGTAAACTTGACTGTGAATAACCTGATAGATAACCTAATACCTCTTGGTCATACTGGTCAGACAATCTGTATGCAGCTCTGTCAGTTGCAAGTTGCATAAAATTTACATGACTGTGGGCTTCTTCAATGTCATCCATTTTAAAAGCATAATAGTTTGCTTTATCAACAACAAGTTGGAAGTCCTCGTCATCTAAATCTTGTGCTGTTACTTGAGTACCTCTTGCGTACTGCTTTACTGAAATTTCTGGTTCTTTGATAATCCTGACGGTATCGCCTTGATTAGCAATCTCTCCAAAATAATCAGAGTTTGTTATATCTCCTACAACAGTTGACTTACGGAATGCAAGCTGTACCTGTCTGGAGTAAATTACAGGTGAAAAATTACCATTAGGTAAATTCCCATGACCTGTTGCTGTTTGAAAAGCCATAATAAAATCCTCCTATTGCTTGGCTTATTTAAAAGCTAAACACCTTAGAAGAGGCTATACGTTCTAGAGTGCATTTAATAGTAAGATAGCAAGTCTTAAAATCAATGGGTCTATAATTATATAGGTAGTCTTTTATTAGTTTAGTCTTCGTATTACTTACACACAAAGGTAGTCTAAGTTAGAGGCTTTGTGTCTAAGGGTTAGTTATACTGATAAATTCTTATTTGTCAAGTCTTTATCTAGCATTTCCTGATAAATCATAGATTATTTTACCAGATCTATGAGCTTCAGTAATCTTGTCAGCGTGCTTTGCATATTCTGCATCACTCATTTTGGCAATATCAGATTCTTTTATTCTATCTGACATTTCTGTAGGATCTACTTTTGTCTTAGATCCTCTATCTACCAACGAGGCAGCAGCTTTTCTTTTATTTTTCGTATCCGATCTTGTAAGTCCATTATCAACTTTATACAGATCAATAACACGTATAACCGAAGCAGCATCATCCGTATTCTCGTACAGAGCGTTCTGAACCCACTTAGGCTGTTCTTCAACCCAATTATGAAATTCATCGGAATCACGCAGTTTATCAAAGTCTGGATGTGCTTCCCTAATTTCATTTTCTGCACGACTCCTTGTTGCTTCTTCTTTTGCTTTGTTAAGTTCTTCAATTTGTAAGTTAGCTTTATCAAACATTTGTTTAGCTTTTTTATCAGCTATTGTTTCAACTATACCTGCTACATCTGGATATTTCTCTGCCCATGCAGCTATGTCATCATCTGATTTAGGTGGTACAAGTTTTTCTGTTTGACCTAACTTATCTTCTAGCTCCTTAATTTTGGCATTGTATTCTTTTTCTTTAGCAGCTAGATGTCTTCTTACATCTCCATAGCGAGTCTTAAAAGATTTTTCTTCATCGCTAAGTTCAACTTCTGGTTTAGCCTCTTCTACTTTTTCTTCAGTAGCTTGACCTTGCTTTTCCATTAGTTCTTTTAGTTCTTCTTCTTCCTTTTTGATCTTGTCTTTATATTTAGATCTACTTCTGCTCATATATCCTGCAGTTTTTTGTGCTTCTACATTTTCTAATTCTGGCATTTTACTTCCTTTCTTGGGGTCAACATTGTTGAGTAGCCAATTTATTTACTGCCTAGACCCTTACCTCTAGGCTTCTTAGGGTTACGTTTTGGTTTGTTTATTAATCCTCCTTTTTTATAAAATCTAGATTCAAAACCTGTTTGTTCATCTGCTTTTATCATTTCTCCAGTGCTTGTTTTAGCAGCTCCACCTCCCTTTTTTTGAGCTGCTTTTGAAGCATCATCTGTAGTTACTTTAGATAAACTTTCTTTAGTTGCTTTTTCTATTTCTTCTCTTCTTTGTCTTCTATCTTCATTACTTTCTCTATCTTGTCTGTCCTTGAGTTGTTTTTGTAATCTAGCTACATCTGGATCTATTTCTTTTTTAGTAGGGGTAGGACCTTTAGGTGTAGTAGGACTACCTTTATAATTAGCATAGCTAGGATTAGTTCTTGTTACATTTTGAACGTGACCAGCCATCATCTTTTCACTAGTTAAGAAGTTAACCACACCTTTTTGTACAGTATTAAGATTACCCATTGCTGCATTTATTTGTTCAGTCACTGCACTAGTATCCAAGCCTTTTGCTTCCATAAGCGCTCTAACAGTAATAGCATTAGCAACACCAGCAGTTTCAAAGAATCCACCTATGATACCTAAGTTACCACCACCAATAGGTTTAAGAAGAGTGCTTACCTCTTGATTCCATCTATCTTGATCCCAACCATTAAAGTTGTATTGTGCTGGGTCTGCTCCCCAACCCGGAGGTGCATCTTTTCTTTCTCTATCATCAGACTGTTGTGTTGTTGCTTGAGTAGTAGATGGTTTAATAGTAGACCAAGGTGGTTGTGTATATTGAGCATCTTCTGGAGGAGTTACAATACCATTAACAAATGTTACAACCTTAGACTCACCTGTTTCTCCATGATAATAAGTTACACTTTTTGTTATATCATTCTGACTTGAACTACCTGTTTGATATATAGGACTTACTGGAGTAAAACCTAATACAGCATAATCAGCAGGGTTAAAAGCAGGTTTAGCTTCTTCTACTAATTTTTGATCTGCTAACACACCTTCACTAGCATAAATAGGTCCACCTTGTGCTTTTTCCTTCTTTTTCTTTTCTGCTTCACCTAAAGCAATCATTGTAACAGATACAGGTTCACCACCTATTCTACCTGTTTCTTCCATTTGTCTAAGACCTGCTTTAGCTTCCATTCTAAGATCTTCAAAAAACTTTACACCATAATATTGTACAACATCTGCAGGAACAACATACTCACCATCACTTAACTGTGCAGGTATATCATCACGAACTTCTTTAGCAAGAGATCCCGGAGGAATATCATTACCACTTACAGGATCTTTTTTAAGTCCATCATCTTTCATTCCACCTTCTTCGAATAGACTCATTTGTTGTTCCATTTAGTAACCTCCAATTTTTTTACCATCAATCATTAAGTTTTGCATAGTTATATAGTTTTGTGAATTTGAGAGACCAGATACATCACTAACATCATCTAATAAAGGTGTTATGTTTTGAATTTCTTCAGGTTTTATTCTAGTACTTCTCCAAACATCATCAAGTTTTCCAAAAAGATCAAACTCAGTTAGTTCCTCAGTATCCATTTGTGTATCAGCCATATACTTTTTAATAAAATTTCTTTGCACTTCTCTGATAACATCAGCCGTTCCTGACATTCCAAAATCTGTTAAACCATCTGTAAAAGTTTTAGCAAGGTTGTTATTAAATACTTCTTTAAGTTGAGCATATCTTACATTTGTACCCATAGTAACATGTGGACTATTTCTACTAAACAAAAGAGCGTCTGCAAATCCATCTACCCAATCACTATAGTATTTAGTAGCTTGATCTGTACTCATATTTGCATCATAAGCTGCTTTCGTCATCATTGGAAGAAACCTATTTTTCATAATATCAGAAGATTTAATACTTTCTACAAGACTAGCATGAATATTTTCTATAGATTTTGTTGCTGATTGTTTATCTTCTATATAGTATATTAATTCAGCTAAAGATATATCTCTATCTGTTTGTACCTTACCGGGTTTATGACCATAAAATATTCCTTTTTCTCTTACTATGTCACCAACTCCTAAACCAATACGTTCATAAGGAAGTGATTTTTTTCTTTCACTCAGAGACATTTCAATACTTGAGTCTGTAATTCTAGCCATTGCCTCATTTATATTAGCTAGATATGCATTAAAAAAATCTGGTTGTATATTTAAACCTAATTGTGGAACAGGACTTGTACCAGCTACTTGTCCTGATGTTCCGTACTCAAATACATCTCCTCCAGTTACACTATAAGGACTTTTATCATGTTTAAAAACTAACCTATTTATTCTATTAAAAAAAGTTTCAGGATTAATTATTTGTGTTTTCCCACCTGCTAACTCTTGAGGACTTTTTTGAAAAAATTGTGTGCTAAAAATAGGTACTTCACTTTTTGTACCCGGACCACTAGCAGTCATAGGAGTAACATCCATCATTTTTTTACTACCTAATAAAGTTTTTGTTTCATATAGTTGTATTTTTAAAAGATTTTCTGCCGTTTTTAAATCTATTTCTTTCCATTCAGTAGGATCATAGTCTTTTGTTATAAAATGATCTCTAGCTAAAACAAGTTGTAAGTTAAACTTAGCACTTTCATTTTTATCTTGAATATCTCCGGGATGTAAAAATATTATATTATAGTTTCCTTGTTCAGTTCCTTGTAAAAAAGCTTTAACTTGGTCTGACTTTACTCCCATTACTGTAGCATGTTTATTTATTAAAGATGGATCATCATTGTAGGGTTTTATATCTTTTAAACCTTTATCTACTAGTTCTATTTTTTTCTCTAAATGATCTTTAACAAATGATTTACTTGCTATATCAACCCCTGATCTATGTTCTATAGCATGTTGAATTTCGTGTAATAAAGTTTGCATATATTTTTCAGGGGGCTTTCCTGAAAATGCACTATAATTTATACCAATAAAATCATCTTGAGGATTACCATAAGAAAAAAATCCTAAATTTCCTATACCTCTTTCTTTCATTTCTTTATTACTAAAAAACCTAATTTTTAAATCTTTAAACTCAGGGTAAGCTTTAAAAAGTTCTTTATGATTTAATAACTCTCCTAATTTAAATCCCGGTGGCGAAATATTTGTGCCAAAAGATTTTATATTACCATCAGCATCTAAATAATTAAAACTATACTCACCCGTTTGACTTGGAGTTGCAACTGCTTGTGGACCAGATTCAAAAGGTTGCTGAGCTTTTCGAGAAATAAATTCCCAAATACTAGGATTTTTTATATCAGCAAAAGAACTCTTTACAAATTTATCAGATTTAAATGTAGCAAAATTATCTGCTATTTCTGTAAAAAGTTGGTTGTTTGGTCCAAGAGTCCAACCATGATTTTTCCATATAGTATTTAAAAATTCTAAAGTTTCTTCCTGATGAAATATACTTAATTTTTTAAAATCCTGAACAAAGTTTTCTTCAAAATCATAATCAAACTTATCCTCTAAATCAGCAAAATAATTTTCTAGTTTTTGTTTTGCAACAGGATAAGTTTGTCTACTACCCCAACCACTAGGTCTATACATTCCACCAGTACCAGTTTTTATATCTCCACTAGTAGCAGGTAATAGCATTGCTGAAATATATGATGGTATTTTACCGTTATCAAAACTTGAAGTATTATTTCTACTACCTGCATTTATTCTTATAGGCACACGACCCATTGCTTCTTCAGCAGAACTTGTTAGTCCATCGGCTATTTTTAAAATATTTTGTTTAACTGCAGGTGCAGAGTAGTTTATAAAATTAACTCCTTTTTGGTAAGAATCTAATCCACCCATAGTAATAGCTTTAGCTATTTTAGGTGCAGCTGCTGTAATACCAAATGCTTCAGTCGCTTCTAGAGTTCTGAATAACATTGCTGATCTTGCTTCAGTTAATTGTTCATCAGTAGCATTAAACACTGTTACCTCTGGTCCATACATTTGTTTAAGAAAGTCGTCAATACTTTTTGTAAATTGATCTTTAACAGCACCACTTAGATTTGAAATATATTCAGGAATAACAACTTCTGGTTCTGTTGCTAAATTGTAAGCTGATTCTAATGCACCTTGTGCTACAGCTTGTGTAAATTTAACAGGATTCTTTTTAGCTAAATCAACAATTTCTTCCATAGAACTATTGTACTCAGGCATCCAATCTAACTCTGGAGTGCTAAATTTACTAAATGGATTTACAGCATAATTATTTAATTTTACTAATGCATTAACACCAGATAATAAATTATCCATTGCTATATCAAACTTATTAACACCTCTATCCTTTTGATTTAAATCATAACTAAAAGGCCTAGTTTTTTCAGTTTTAAATTTTAGATCTGCGTAAGCTTCTTCACTTATAGGCTCATAGTTTTGTAAAGGAAGTTGATTATTCATCTGATTTGTTTGCATTACTATTTAACTCATCTCTAAGATATTTCATTCTACGTAAACAAGCAATAGATCCCTGTAACTTATATATCATAGGCATCTCAACTGTTTGCTCTAAAGTTTTATGTTGTTTAGCTATAGCATCATCTATATATTCTACAAATGAATCCCACAACTCTTTGTCACTAGTGAGTTTTCTTAATTTCATCATTATTGTATAGGTCCTTGATTACCTGTAAATCCGGGTTCTTGTGGAGTTGGTACTGAACCAGTTCCTATTGTACCACCACCAGTACCTTGTGTATCTTCTACTTGTCCACCCGGAGGAGCAGGGGGTTGACCTTGCTGAGGTGGTTGACCTTGTTGTGGAGGTGCAGGAGGTGGATTATCTGCTTGAAACTTTTTAAGTATCTCTGCTTGTACTGCAGCTTGACTCATAGAGTTAGCTACCTTATCAGGATCAAGATCCATACTCTTTGCAATCTCTCTAACAATATAATCCATTCTAGCAAAAGGAGCAAGTTGTGGATTAGATACTGTCTGCATAAACTGCATAAGTCTCTGACTTCTAACTTCATTAGCCATCAAGCTTTCTGTACCTTGTGCCTTAACTTCAAGATCACCTTTAATCTCTGGATCAAAATCAAATTGCATATTAAAATTAAAAAATGCTTTACCCAATGGTCCAAGTAAATAGTCATCTACATTTTTAATAACATTTCTAATAGATCCATTTGCAGCATTCATTAACATAGATATACCAGAAGCAGTTCTACCTACACCTTGTATACCTGTTTGTCCATGAGCAAACGAAGGAAAACCAGTAGACTCATCTGAAAGTTGTCTAGCTTTGTCAAACATCTGCATGTTTTCACCAGATACGTTAGGAAACTTAGTTCCAAATATTCCCTGACCCGGTGCGCCACCTTGTCTTCTAAATACTTTTCCCGGATATACAGTAAGATCTTGACCCGGCACTAAGTTAGTTTCATCTACTTCTATCAATAAGTTACCTGACAATGCAGCATTATCTACTGACATTCTCATAAAACCATTCATAAGAGTTTGTGTATCATCCATGTTTTCAGCAATACCAACACCAAATATATTATATGGATTCATTTCATAAGGTGTAGCATAGTAAGGTAGATAAGCAGGAGTAAAAGGATTCATTACTAAACGTAATACACAACTGTTACAAATCCATGCATTAACACTAACTTGCTCTACATCTTTTAATTCTTTTGGTATTTCAATATCGTACTGCTCTATAATTTCTCTATCTACAAAACCCCAAAATTCTAATACTTCAAATCTCTGAGAATAATCATCTTCATTACTCTCATCCATTGCATGTTCCCACCATTCTTTATTATAGTTTTCACCTATCTCTAATGCTTTATCAATAGCATTCTCTCTAAAAAATGGTCTACGTTTTAATGCACGTAGTTGTGAACGAGACATCTTGTGTCTCTCTACAACATATTCTGCTTCATCCATATTGTTTGCATCTGGATCAGGATAGAAGTTCCAGATAGAAACATTAGAAGTTTGTGGTACAGTTTTAAATACTGGTTGATATTCACCCTCTTCATCCCAGTTAGCATATTCTTTATCAACTGCAAAAGGTCCTTTCATAATACCAGTACCAAATAAAGCAGCTTCAAATGCAGCAGATCTTAATTGTTTCTTAGCATTAGACTCTTCTAATTGATCATGTATTTTCTTTTCCATCTTTTTAGCTGCAACCATTGCAGGATGAAACTGTACAGCTGATGGACTTTTACCCGGTTTAAATGCTACATCTTCCTCAACTGCGCTCAGATCGTCTTTAAGAGGCCCTACACGCTCTTTAAATTCTGGCAGTGTTTCCCCCGGTAAAAGTTGATTCGGGTCTGTAGCCCCTGTTTCTGCGCCTCCTAGAGCCTCTTTAAGCTGTGGGTTAGTTTCTACACTAACTGTATCTTCTACTCCTTCAGGTAAAACAGTAGGATTAATACCTAATGGAAAACGATTACCACCAAATAATACTTCTACTAGTTGACCATATGCAGCTAATACTTTTGTTTTAGTAACTTTAACAAAGACTCTAGATTTTTCTGTAGAAGTAAATTGAACTTCAGGTCCATAGATACCTCTATAGTTTCTATAGGATTGTATCCATCTTTCCTCATCACTTCTTCTGGCAGTTTCTGCTTTGTTAAATCTCTCTTTAATAAACTTTTCTATCTGACCTGCAGGTTCATCATTAAGAGCATCTGCTTCAACATCTTCTATTGCTGCAGATTCTTCAGCATCCATTGCCATTTCTTCTAAATCTTTTACCATAGTCTATCCTTAATATCCAAATGTTGCATCAGCTGCTTGAAATCCAGTTCTTTGTGTTTCTGGATTGTAGTCAAATAAATTACTTCTAGGTCTTGTCATTATGCCATATCTTAAAGCATCATACAAATGATCCTCTGAATTAGTATCTACATCTTCAGAGTTATTTTTATCTAAGGGAATTATCGGTAGTTGCGAGATAATATTTGTGCAGTTATTAAAAAACACCAACCTAGGTGCTTCGGTAAATTCATCAATTTGTAGTCTTCTGTGAATCTCGTTTTTACCTGCAATTCTACTCCCTTTACTTCTGTCAGACGGCCTCCATCTGCAACCTTTGATAATCATTTGTTCCGCCAACGATGGGCCAGTATCGCCACGCCTATGCCAAAGAGAGCTATCAAGTACACCGTAACGAATAGTTCCGTCATTTTGTTCTGCCTCCAATACCATATCTGCTAAATCAGTAGCTAATACTTTTGAGACATACAGTTCTCTATAGACAATTAGTTGTTCATCAGGAGCGACTGCAAACCATAAAACCCCTGTATAACTTCCGTAGCCATAGTCACAGGCTCTGAACTTAGTCCAACTAGAAGGTATATCGTAAGGCTGAACAACATGAGTGGCTCTGTTCCACTCAGGAAAAGCTGATCCTTCAGATACATCCCAATTTCCTTCTAATAGTTGTTTTCTTTGGTTCTCAGGAAGTGATAATAAGTTTGCCTCATACACTCCATCTTCTGCTAAATACGGATTGTCAAATAATGTAGCAGGTATAAATCTTCTTTTAAATAATGGTTCACCTTCTTTACTGTGACCTTTAGGCCACATTAAGATCTTACCTGTGTCTATGTCTGTTGCCCAAAAGGATGTACCATAAGGTGCAGGATCTACAAACATTTTCTTTACCCATTGATGACCCGGACCTCCGGGGTTTGTAGTAGCTCTCATGTAAATAGGTAAACTAGTATCACTAGTACGAAGACGACTGCGTAAGTAGTTCCAAGCATACGGAGTAGACCATTGTGTAAGTTCATCAAATCCAATCCAACTAAATGCTTGACCTTGGTATCTTGTTACGTCATCATCCCTATCTAAGTAAGAAAGCCAGAGTGTTGCTCCTGATGGTGCTACCCAAGTTTTATCTCTTTCTAAAAATTTTATTTCAGGTACAGCTTTAGGGTATAACTGTTTGGATACTGAAATAAGTTCTCTTAATTCTTCTGTAGTACGTCTTACTAATAATCCTCTAAAGTTTGGATTACCAAAGTAACGTACTGGATCTGCAAGCATTGCATATGATTTACCACCACCTGCTGATCCTCCATATAATACTTCACGTTCTCCTGCTGATAAAAAGTCTGTCTGTGGACCTTGATTAGGTTCAAATATTATTTCTTTTGGTTTTTCTTCAGGTTGACTGTAGACTTTCGGTTGAATCGGTAATTCTTCCAATTCTTTCTTTGGAGAGCTTTTCTGCTTTTTGTAACGCTTCTTTGTACCTTTTAGCGAGGTAGCTTTGAGCTGAAGCATTTGACTTACGTTTTTGTTCAATTTTAATTCTCTTCATTAAACCTACATGAGATATTTCTCTACCTGATTCTTTACTTAACCAGTTTGCAACTTGTCTATAACTATATTGCCTAATATACTTTTTTGCTTTCTCAAGTAATTCAAGCTCTGCAGGAATTGGTAAGAGTACATCTTTATCTTCTTCACTTTGTTTATAACCAAAAGGTATAACTCTTCCAACTCTAACTACAGGTTGCCAATCGTAGCCATATTCTGTTTTCTCAGGCTTAGGTAATTTCCAAGTTCTATCAATTTTCATTTTTAGGTGGTAAAATAAATAGTGGACTTGCAGCTGATACTTCTACCTTATCAGTTTTTACAAATCCACCTCTATCTAATACATCTTTTGCTGCTATCATTCTTTCTTTATTTCCTAAGTCAGTAGGATTATCTATTACTTCAGCTAAAGAATAAGCAGCTTTAGTAGCTGTGGTAGCTATAAATTTTTTAGTTAGGTCTGCTATTTCTTCTTGTAGTGCATTAGTAATAGTAGAAGTAGCTAAGTCATGACTGTATCCTGCTAGTTTTTTAGCAGTAACAGGATTACCCTTAGCTTCTTCAAATAACACATCAAGAAACTTTTGTTGTTTATCAGTTAAGTTTCTCATTCTCTTCCTCATTTAAACTTTGTCTAAATTTATCAATCATGACTTGTTTAGCAGCTAAAATTTGATCTAACTCAAACTTTAATTTATTTTCTTTAACTTGCAAATCAGCTATTTGAGAAGTAAAATATTTAGAAGTTTTACTTAAATCTTCTAGTTTATAATCTTTATCTTCAAAGTTAATTATTGGAGATTTTGTTTCTACTTTATTTTCTTCTTTATTCATTATATCTCTACCTCATCTTTTGGTTTTTCTGTTCCCGGTATTACCTGACAAAATGGTCTTGCTTGATGTACCTGTGGATATGTAACA